CAATCGCAAGCTTGGGGATGTTGGTGTACTTACGAATCATATAACAGGCCACTTGCCTTGCGTGAACGACATCCCACAAACGGGTCTTACTGAACAACTTGTCCTTGTGGATTCCGTAGTAATCCGATACAATGCCGATAATGTCTTCGGCCATTGTGTGTTCAATCTTTCCTATCATTTGTTCTTAGGTTTTTTGTTGTCGGTGGTTTTTGCGATTACATCAACGAGAGAACCGCAATAAGGACAATACGGACCGCCCTTGATGTCTATTTGCGCCTGGGTCACATCGTGTTGTATCAGGCCGTGCTTATCGCATTTTCCAACGTATTTCATCAGAATGGTGCTTTTAGGGTTTGAATCTTCTCCTCAAAGGTAGGAATGTTTCCATTAAAATCCAACACTTTTGTGTATTGAAGTTTAATTTTCCCCATAGCCGTACCAATCTTCCCATTCCGATTCTTCCTCACAAGGATCTCAAGGAGGTCAATGAGTTCTTGCTTTTGGGGATCGTGGTCTTCCATATACTCGGAAGGACGATACACGAACAGAATCTTATCGGCATCAAATTCAAGTTGGCCCGTTTCACGCAGGTCGCTCGGCTTGGGACGCTTGGAGTCCCTCTGCTCCACGCCCCTGGACAACGATGACACCACGCAAATCCAAATGTTGAGTCTCTTGCAGATGGTCTTGATGTACTTGGAGATGTTGGTGACTTGCTCAATTCGGGGCTTGCCTCGGTCTTCTGGTAGGGGAGAAATCAGTTGGAGGTAATCAATGTATGCCCCTTCAATCTTGTGCTTCTTGATGAGTTTTATCAACTCCAATTCCATCCGCTGAGGGTCAATGCCTGGGACATCCACAACGTGCAACGGTGCGCCTTTGACCTTATCAATGTGCTGAGAGATAGCCAAGAAGTCCTGACCGCTCATCCGCTCCTTGATGTCCAAGAAGACCTCCCCATCCACCTCGGCAAGGTTGGAAACCAATCGGGTCATCAGTTGCTCCGTGGACATCTCCAAGGTGAAGAAGGCCACAGGCTTTTTGTTCATTGCTTGGTTAAGAGCGTATTGCAGGGCCAAGGTGGTCTTTCCCATTGCAGGTCGGCCACCCAGGATGATGAACTCCGAAGGCTTGAAACCCGTTATTAGGCTGTCGGTATTGTGATGGAAGGTTCGGGTGATGCTGTTGTCCTTCGCTCCCGTGATGACCTCGTTGAGGCCCATCATAAAGCCCAAGAGCAATTCGTGAACCTCGGTAGCAATCGGGTCGGGGTCTAAGGATTTGATGTCTTGGATTTCCTTGTAAAGGCGATCAACATCCTGGTGCTTGAGAAAATCAATCTTGGTCTTCTCAATTTGGTCGTGAATGTACCGGCAATGCAACTCGTACCGGTACACCTTCCATCCATCGTGGGAATAAAGCCCAGAGTCAAGGCTTGCGAGGAACACCACATCGGTGGGGACATTCATCTCGATCATCCGTGAACGGACGGTGAGCGTGTTGATGGGCTTGTCCTCGGCCCGAAGGCTCCGAATGGCTTTGAAGGTGTTCTTGCGGATTCCTTCATCAAAATACTCCTCTCTGAGTTGGAGGACAATATCCCCCGGCTTGATGACTTCGCAAATGAGGATGCCCAGGAGTCGGTCTTGGTATTCAGCGTACAATTCCGCTGGGAGGCGTATAAAATCGGAGTGGTTGCTCATCGTTTTGGGTTGAATAGTGGGGTTTGTGTTGGGAATGGCCTCCAGACTGCGTAGGAAGCTCGTCATTGAACGCTTTATGGGTTAGGTATCTTACGGGGTCTTTGCGGAACTTACGCTCTCTGTGAGCCTCTAAATAAGCGGGAAGGGTATTGCGGATTTTCTCAATCTCTTCATCGGTCAGTTTGAACCAAGCGAGGATGGCTTTGTCCTTACCGACCTTCTTGTCGTAGAAGTTCCAAAAGCCCTCAAACATAGCCATCATTTCCTCTTGGGAGTGTTTAGAGTTCCTGCGGATGTTTTTGTTGGAGTATTTGGACGTTCCCTTCTCTTTTTCCTCCCCCACACCCCCTCCTTTATCTCTACCCTTTAGAGTGTTTAGAGTATTAGTATTGTTTATATGTATAGAATTGTCTATATAATTATATATATATAGGAGGTTTTGTTGAAAAATCAAATTTTCTCGCTCAATTTTATCAACATAATCTTCCAGGTCTTTGACATACTCGTCCTGGTCAAGGTAACATTCGGGGTTGGGTCGCATTAGGGTTAGGGGTTTAGCATTTTGGTGGTGTCAACGAAATGGTATAAAGGCTGACAATGGGTTTGCGAATGAGCGAGTTATAGGTCATTGCCTTTCAACAATCACATAACCATCATCGTGAAAAATTGCGTGTTCATATTTTAAAATAAATTCCGTTGTTACTTCAACTCCATTGCTTGCAAGGTATTTGCCGTTTTTCAACTCAAAGAAAACCACCTTTGAAATTGGCAACGAATCTTCATTATTAGTGGGACTCAATTCTTCAATATATTTCTCCAAAGCCTCAATGTAATCAAACACATTGAGCATATCGCCTTGGTCGGTTGGCTGGGTGTAATGTTCTCGGAGCGGTTTCATCGGTTTGGGGTTTAGCATTTTGGTGAGATCAACGAAATGGTCGGGTTAATCGTTATTATTATAAATTACATCCCCTTCTTCTACAACAAACATTTCGTAAGAGTCCGTTCCCCATCCAGCAGCATCTTCATAAATGCCTCTCTTTGCGTAATAAAATGTTTCAATAAAATTGGTTACGGCTTTAATGGCTTCTTCTTCACTTTTGGCAATAGTAAAGAATGAATGATCACCGTATCCTTTTGGTTTGAATGCGTATAATTTCATAGGTTTGGGGTTTGGTTGGTAAGGTTATAGGCTGACGATGGGGGAGGTTTGGTAAGACCAGAGGCTGACGATTTGTAGGCTCGTTGTCAGGTTTGAACTGACTGAATCGGTATGATTCATCATTCATTATACCCGATAATGGTGCTTATTGAATGGTTTCTCATACATTATACCCGATTGCGTATTAAACGTGGGTTCGGGTTTCCGAATCCCAAATGGCACTCCATTTGAAGTCCTCCCAATCAGATTCCCACTTTTCTTTGATTTTTGCTACAAAACTTCTTGCCTCTTCCAAGGTGTCAAAGTCCTGCTGAAAATCGTGCATCCCTCCTTCGGGATAAAAGGAATCACCTGCAAATACTAAGAATCGTTTCATAAGCGAATGGTTTGGAATAATTTGTATGCACCACACGAATCGGTCAGGGTCTTGATTTGTGGCCCGAACCCGTTTGAACGGGATATGACATACTCGCAGGCATCCCCCTTGGCCCGCACCTCAATCACCTTCCAGGGGCGATTGTTGGTGCAGGCCGTGAGCAGGAATAGGAGGAGGATGGATCGCATTTAGGCTTTTGGTTGATACCTTGACAACAACTCGGCAACACGCTTGTTGGCTTCCTCGGCTTTCGCCAGAAGTTCTTTGAGGGTAGCATCCATTTCGTTGGTCTTTTTGATGATGGATCGCTTGGCCTTGAAGGTCTTGAACACCTCTTTAATCCTCACGCTTTGCTCGTTGATGCACTTTTCAATATCCTCTTGGGTAGGGGCTTTGGTAAAGTCGGAGTAATACAGCGATTTGTTTTGGCCTGGGCGAGAGCCTTTGGCGATGATGCCTTGGTCACGCATTGTCAGGTAGAAGGTGCGACCCACATTGTTGTCGGTCATAATCTTGTTGATGTCAAGGTTTCTCGCTCCGTTGAAGCAAGCAGTCCAAATCATCCAGAACGCTTTGACCTTGCGGTTGTAGCGGTCTTGCTCGGAGCCAAATACCTTTGGCTTGGATAGGGCGTAGCGGGTCTTGGGGGAGGTTTCAAATAGATTCGTGTTCATTGTTTTGGGGGTTTAGGGTTGGTTAGATAGGTAAGTCATCAATCGTGTTGCCTTGCTCGGCTTCGTGTTCTTCGGAGCATTCCTGCAATCCACGCTGGTAATCAGCATCCCTCTGCTCGGCTTCACGAACCAAAGCGGATTCAAGAGTGTTCCTCAAATAGGAAAAGCCTTTCTCGTTCTCCAAGGCTTCAAGTTTGCGGAGGTCTAATTCTTCAATCAGCCACTCCATTGCGGTCAAGACGCTCATCACTTGAAGGAAATTGCGATGGACGATTTGGTGGCCTTGGCCTCGCAGACGGGGATCTCCTCGCCGGTGTTTGGATCAACAATCATTGACTTGCCCGCTTGCTTGAACGCAAGTTTCAGCAGTTCCTCTCGGTCTTTGAGTTGAGCCTTGATTTGGGCGTACACGCTGTCTTGGTCGCAGTTTGGGCCAAGGGATCCTTCACGGATTTGGACATTCGCTCCGTAAACATCAAAGGACTTGCCGGGGTGCTTGGCGGCCTCATCCGCAACGGTATCTTCCGTTTGCTTGAGGACTGCATCAATCGCCTTTTGGATGGCTTTGAGTTTGATGTGGGCTTCCAGGGCGTTGATATGCCCTTCGTTGATTCTGTCCACCAAGTTGGTGGTGAGGAGGGCAATATCGGCCTTGCCGACATCACTCCGAGGTATAGATACGAGTTCCATAATTAACGATTTTTAAAAAATTCAATTCCTTTGCGATAGCGTTCCTCCGTCCAATCCTCGGTGGGGTTGAACCGTGGGTCGTTGCGCTCTTGGTCGGTGGCCTTGACCGCACGCTCCAAGATGTATTCTTGGTGAATCTTCTGCAAGGCCGCAGGGATGACAACGGGTGCCGTGGTGCGGGTCTTAGTGGGAGGAGCAACATCGTTCTTTGGTGGGGCTTGATAGGGCTTTGGCGGGATGACAGGTGCGCCGTGCTTGCCCTTATAGACATCAATCCCAATCCCAATCCAAGATGCGATTTTGGTGATGGCATCGGTGGTCGCTCCCTTCGCCGCATCGCCCATATCATCGTTCGTGGAGGACGCAATGCATTCGTAATAAATGCCTACGGATGGGACTTCAAGGATGGTCTTAGAGAGAGCGGTGTATTCGGTACGCTCACGACCAGAGGAGGTTGTCTTGGTGATCACGGAGATTGGGGCCAAGAGTTCAGTCTTGACCATCCATTCCCCAACATTAAAGACTTCATTCAATCGCTCGGTGACGAAGATGCCCTTAATCGTGGACATCCCGGTTCGTGTTGGGTGGGCCGAAATTGCTTCGGGCGGTAGAGGCTCGGCTATCTTGCGGAGTTGCTCTGCGGAGAGGAGTCCTTTCATAGTTCGGTGATGTTTGTTGGTTCGGGTTCAAATTGAGAGGTAAAGGCAGCATAAAGTGGGCCTAACCAAGTGGCGTAATTAATACCCAACAGACTGCTTAGGTCGGTTGCATCGTTCACGGTCAACTGATGCACAAATTGCTTTTCGGTCAAGGTTTGGATTAAGTTCTCGCCAATGGTCGGATACTTTTCTTTGAACTCCAAGAGCTTCTTAAAGCTCTCTGCATTCATTTGTTGTAATAGGTTCATAGGGTTTGGGTTTAGGGGTTTGTTGTTGGTTTGGATTGAAATGCGTCTAAGATTGCACCACAAAAAGTGAAGTATTTGATGCCAAGGGCTGATGCAAGGCTCATGCAGTCATCAAGGGTTAGGCGAAGAGGCGAGTGCGTTTGGCTAAGTATATGAACCAAGTGTTCACCGGTTGCGGGGTACTTTGCTTTGAACTCCAAGAGCTTCTTATACTCATCGGCGTTCATTTTTTGAATTAGGGTCATAGGTTTAGGTTTAGGGGTTAAGGATTAAAGCGAGGATGAATCGGCCAAAGAATGCAATGCCCAACATCGTGGTCAGCATAATGTAGCCTGTAACAAGGGCGGCCTCTATCTTGGCCTTGGTTTCGTTTGACATAATTTAGGGGTTTAGTGGTTATGAACGAAAGTGTGAACAAATATAGTAGGGGTCAGCCTACTTGCACCATCTTGGTAAAATTATTTTCAATAATTTTATTGACATCCCGATTCCTCCCAATCCCGTGGCTCCATTGATAGACATAATTCCTATCAACATTTAAGGTTTGGGCGATTTTGTCAATGCTCGTCTTATTCCTGGCCATCAATAGCCTTCTGTACTCATCATCCCGAAGGGGCATTGAGAGGTCGGGCTTGGTCAGACACGCTTTGATGACCCTGGGCGATGCCGGTTCAAACTCATCGCAAATCAATTTGAAATAGGCATCAATCGCATCAAATTGCTTGATTCTCGTTATGCCTTCTCTCCACCAGAACACGGTGGAGATGGACACCTCGCACTCTTTGGCGATTTCTTGGAGGGTCAGGCCCATACGCTTCATCAGGATTTTGATGGCTTCGGGCCGGGTAACGGTTTGTGGTTTTGGTTTCATGGTTTGGTTTAAGGTTTATTTGTTTCGGTTGAAAGTTCAATTAGCTTTTTAAGACAGGCGAGTTCTGCTTCTTCGTAGGTGTCACAATGGGAGTACACTAAAATTGGTTGAATAACAGCATTGTAATAGCCGTAATCATACTCAATAAAGTGCCTTAATCCGTGCTTCTCCCTGAACCACCTGAACGCTTGTTGGTAGAGGGGGGCAGGCAAATCTCCTAAACCTGTGACGTACTCTGATTCATAACAACCAAATCTCAAATACCCTGTATCAAACCACCCATAACAAGGCTCACCAAATCCAAGCCCTTTGAGTGCAAGGGCTTGTTCGTAAGGGATAAAATCTTTTTTCATTTTGTTTGGGTTTAGGGTTTAGTCGTTTCAATTAGTTTCCCATCTTTCCAATGACGGGTTCTGATGATGTTTCCCTGTTCATCGTAAAAGGTTTGAATCCCATCCTTCTTACCTTCTTTGTATGTGGTTCTCCATTCGATGTTTCCGTTTTCATAAAAAATCTCCTCAATTCCATCTTCCTTACCATCTCTGTACGGAGTTCTCCAATGGATTTTTCCGTTTGAATAGAAGAACTCCCAAAGACCTTCTTTTCGTCCGTATTGGTTTATTTGTCCTTTGATAATTACATTTCCGTTGGGGTGGTATTCAATGTGGGGTGTGAGTTCGTTTTTCATGGCTTGGGGTTTATGATTCTGTCTATAATTTCATGTGGAAGGATAAACCATCCACCATCTTCCATCATATCTAAAACAAAGATGCCGACAATGGTAATGGTTAAGGCTATGGTCACGGCAGACCATAGAATCAACAGCAAAAAGGCTGTTATTGAGAGGGTTATTTGATTCATTTTTTTGGGTTTAGGGGTTATTTGGCAAGGATATCCAATACAATCTTTCGCTCTTTCATCATAGCGTCTGCCATTTTATAGCACTTTTGGGCTATATAGTCCATATAAGTATCTTTTTCTTTGTCTCTTGTGTCATTACCTGCATCCATAAATATTGAGCGATACAATGAATCGTTTGAAAATATCCCTTCAAGGGCTTTTGATGCAAAATAGTCTCTTAGTTCGCTTGGTGTTTTCATTTTGTTTGGGGTTAGGGATTAAATGGCTTTTTTTGCGTCCAGGTAGCGGCCATACAAGGCCCAATCAATCCTGAACGGGGACTTCACCTCGGAGTAATCCGGCTTTATACTTCGCTTGCACGCTCTCTTTATGTGCCTTAGCCAATTGGCGAGGGGTTCCTGGGATGTAGGGTTCAATGATGTCAAATTCACGGTAAAAGGGTTTAAGGTTTTTTTCAATGTAAACTCGTAATCGTACTTTTTTTCTTCGTTGATATTTAATCGGCCTCCTGTTGTTCTCAGCGGCCTTCAGCAGTTGATTAATCACCGCCAAGGGATAGCGAAGGGGGGCATCCCGAACCTTCGTCACGCCCCTTGGAGTGACCGTCACCGAAGGCAAGTCAAGGCAATGCCTCACGGTCTTGTAATTCCAATTATTCTCGTTGGCGATCCTCACGATGTCACCGGCGGCCAGATGCCTCCTCAAGTCGTAAACCAACACGGGAGGCAATGGAAACCAAGGGCCGACCTCTGCACGCTTCACGCCGTTCTTCATCTTCTTGTTGCAGAAATACTTATTCGCCAATTTCATCTCTCCCTTTGCCGACTTGTAAAGGTGATAGTCAACAATCTCCCGGACTTTACGATGCACCACCTTGAACGCCAGGGAGCCTTCCAAATCGGCTTTCCTCAAGGCGATGAGTAGTTGATTCGCCTCGTCAAAATCAAGGCGTATATCGCCTTTAATGCCCTTGGAATTGTGCATCGTCAGTTCCTCGTTTCGGTCTTGAAATTCGTGGATGAAATCAGCTCCTCGGCGATGCCATACCAATCAATCGTCCCAATCGCCAGAATCGTCAAAGCCTTTAGTTGGGGATCCTTGATCGTTTCGGCTTGGGCCATATAATACTTGTCCATCATCAACGACAGTTCTTCGGGATCGGTCAGCGACTTGGCCTTGTTCTTCCAAATGAAGAAGTCAAGGGAAATCGTCCTCCTCCTGGATGGCGTGGACATAGCAAGCCCATCGCTGAGGGCATCATCGTCAAAGGTGGGCATCGTTATTTCTCTGGAGCGAAGGTGTTGTCAAAGGAATCACGCTCGTCATTTCGGACGTACTTGTCGTGAATTCCCTGCCAATAGTGATGACCTTCATCAGTTGATCCCCAATGGAACGAGTGCAGAGCCTCATCAAGGCTATCGTTGGTGCAAACGTCATCAACATCGTGAGGAATCCGCTTTGGGCCTCTATGTTGCATTTGGATGGCGAATATCGCCGAACTGGCGATGGCCAAGGGAAGGCGATCCTTTAGGACTTGTCTTATCGTCATAGGTTTAAATTAAGATTTTGGTGGATTCGCTGATTAAACGGTAATCGCCAGGGGTAATATCGTCACCCTCGTCAAAGACAAATACTTGCTCCTCAACGATGGTATAGTCAATTCCAGGGCCGGGCAATTCGTCAACCTCGTCATAGCAGTAAATGTAATTCGGGACTTGGCTCTCGTCATCGCAGGTGAAGGTGTTTTCTTCCCTCTCGCCGGTCTTATCGTCAAAGAAAACGTTGGTGATAACGTAGTGATAGGAGGTTTCTTGGTTCATTGTTTTAGGGTTTGGGTGGTTGGGGTTAAAGGTTGCGCAAAGATTCGTTTACAACGTGGGTGTGGTCGTGTTTGACCTTGAAATTGCCCAAGAAACCGGCGATAACGATTTCGGCGGATATGTTTGGAATCATCGTCAAAGCGTGTTCGTATTGGCGAAGCGTTGGAACATACGATCCACCGGCGGTGGGATAGTCAAACTTAGATTTCGCACGATTAGCCTCCATCTTCGCAATTTTGCGCTGGAATGCAGCTTCGGCCTTGGCTTCCCGTTGTTCAGCGGTTAGCGTTGGTTTGTAGGAACGGCGGTAGTTCATAGGGTTGGGGGTTAGGGGTTAAAGTGTATAGCAAAGTTAAATCGTCAATCGTCAAATGCGCCTTAATCGTCAAATTATTTTTTTATTTTTTTATCGTCAATCGTCAAGGTATCGTCAACCTATCGTCAATCGTCAATCGTCAATCGTCAATCGTCAATCGTCAAGCCAGAGGATCCTGGGTAACCGGTGTCCAGGAAAATGGACGATGTCCAAAAAAGGATCCATTCAATGTCCAAAATATTGGACATATACTATTTTGCATAAATTTTGCATTTTTTTTGGTCTGGTGGGTGCAAATCTAAGAAATATTTTTATTTTTGTGTATTGAATTAACCCAAACCCTAAACCCCTAAGTTATGAATTACCCAAAACCAACCACCTATTATATCAAAAATGACGATGGCCAATATACCTTTAAACCTTTGGAGGGTTTAGATTTTGGGTATAGGTGGAATGGATGGAATATTCCATTTTTTACCTTAGAACAATTCCAAAATTCCCAAATATCAAACAAAAAGGAATTAATGCAATTAGGTTTTTTAGGGGTTTATAATCCCTCTAAAGATTGTTTTGAGTGCAATTCTGAAAATGGTATTTTCAATTTACCAATGTTCACCCACCAAGGCAAAAAATACTATTGCATTCAAGATGGAATGACCTTTGAAACAAAAACGATTTAAACCAATAAATAAACCCTAAACCCTTAAACCAATGAATAACCAAACTAAAACCAAAATAACCCAAACCCTTATAAAAGGTTACATCCTTTTTGCCTTTATTGCCTTTTTTGGTAATCTTTTGTTTGAAATCTTAAGTTTTTATTTTAACTCTTAATTAATTAACCAAAACCCTAAACCCAATAAACCCCAAAACGATGGAAACAACCACCACAACCAAAGATTACCAAAACAAGGATGTACAAAGGTTAATTAAAAACCTCTTGGATGGTAAAAACCCTCTTTTATCCAAAGGTGTGACCAATGCTAAAACCATTAAAAACCCATTGGAGACTTATATTTTGTACTTATCCCCTTTTAACCAAAATTCCAAAGGGGTTAATATTTGCCCCAATGCTAAACTTTGTATTTGGGATTGCCTTTTTGACCAAGGGAGAGGGATGTTCTCCAATGTACAAAATGCAAGAATTGCAAGAACCGAATTTTACTTATATTACAAAAACGAATTTTGCACTAAACTCTTAAAAGAGTTAAGTAAATTATATACCAAAGCATTAAACCAAAAAACCAAAATACTAATTAGGTTAAATGGGACATCGGATTTAGATTTTTTCGCAATTGTAAAAAACCGCCTAAATTTTGATATTCTAAACTCTTTTGGGGTGAATATCCAATCGCCAGATTTTGGTTTAGTGTTCTACGATTACACGAAAATTTTGGGCAAATTAGAGAAATACCAAAATTCAGTTTATACCCTTACCTATTCCTACCAAGGCATAAACCAAGAGGAATGCAAAAAAGCATTGGAGATGGGCAATAATATTGCGGTTGTATTTAGGTCAACCTTGCCCAAGGAATTTATGGGATTTAGTGTAATAGATGGGGATGTCTCAGATATTGAGATGTTGTCCAATAAATCCAAGGTTTTGGGATTAATCGCAAAAGGGAGTGCAAAAAAGGAAAAAGGAGGTTTTGTAGTGGATTAATTCCTAAAAAACAACCAAGAAAAAGAGACTCCTTTTGGAGTCTTTTTTTTTGCCCTATGGTTTGGGGTTTGGGTTTGGTGGATGGGATGGAGGGTAAAGGGGATGGGTGATCCCACCAAAGAGACCTCCTCCCAAAAACCTAACTTTGCCTTAAATCTTTTTACCTTATATGGTTTACCTATTCCCTCCGATGTTGGGCAATCCATCCAAGCCAAAGGAGGGAGGGAGGATAGAACCCAAAAGAGAGGGAAGAAAAAAGGACACCTTTTTCTGGTGGTTCTCTCAATCGCCCAACCCCAACCAACCCCCAGGAGTGTATAGCAAATAGGACAGACCCGCCGATTTTTGTGGACAGTGGGGCGAGTTCCCATCCCCACATTATTTCTCACCCCTTAACACAGTTCAACAAAATGGCTAAAATTTGATGCCTTTTTGACGCTGTTTTTAGACTCTTTTTGGTGTGTAAAATGCGACTCAAACGAAA